CCCAGGGCACCAAGCAACGCCCCATAATTCGCCATCATCTGCGACGCCCCACGCTGACCTGGACGAATCGACTGCCGCTCCACATGAGCCCCCACCACAACATCCGGGGCCACATCATCCAACAGCATCGCCACCTGCGTCCCCAAAGAAACATCCGTATGGTCCGGCATGTCCTCGAGATGAACGATCTCCCCCGACTCGTCAAGAAACGCGAACGCCCCCGACTTCCCAGGATCAACACCCATCACCAGATTCATGCCTGCCCCCTCGACGCCTGCACCGACTCGGCAGCCTGCAGACGTGCCAACAGGCTGTCCCTAATGTCCCAGCCGGACCGGCCCGAACTATCTCGCTGCCTCCACGAATCATTCATTCGGTTCGCCATCAACGAACTCTTGATCCCGTCGATGCGGGCCTCAAGTTCGTCGTCGGTTAGCCCTTCGTATTCGGTGGTGTTCATGGGTTCCTTTCCCTTCCCTATATATGGTGTTGCCTAACACCATATCCCGGTTAGGGGGTCTGTGGCAAGCCCAACCCCACTAAATCCAGAATCTGCCGATGCAGCCCGGCCACATCATGGTCATTCAGAACCATGGCGTCTGGCACTACACTGGCCTGCTCAGTCTCCGACGGGTGTAATGACGGCACCGGGGCCACATCGGGCCGCACCACCTCCACCACTATCCCGCCGGCATCCCGGATTGCTTCCACTTCGTTACGAAACCGCACGTCAGTCACCACACACCGCGGATGTTTCGCTTGCGCCTGCATTGCTAAGTCGATCCAAGTGGTGTCACCGATCACGTCACGGACCCCCTCGGCTCCGAGCCGTTGTAGGTATCGGCGCACGTCAGGGACCTGTTTTGCTTCGTCCCATCCGAGACGGTCCACGATCCATGAGAGGCGGGCGTAGGTGGTGCCGCCGGTGCGTCGCGTTTCGATGATCGGATCGGTGTTGTAGGCGAGTTGCCGGAGGGGGTCAGCGAACGCTACACGTGCCCAACCGTGCCGCAGCAGAGCTGTAGCGGCGGTGTCTTTGCCGGCTTGGGCCCGCCCCATCAACCCGACAAGCCGGGTATCAGTGGACATCAAGATTCCCCCATCCCCGCTCATGCGCCCGCCCCACAGTCAACGTCAACAACCCACGAGGCGAGTTACGGCCCGTCGCTGACGTGTACCAGAAACTCCCGCCATCAAACGCCGGGGCCTGGATGATCGTCCGCCCCGTCATTTCCGACACCTCAAGGTAATGCCGGTGGGCGGTCATCAACATGTCGGCGTTCGCTATCGGCTGTGTCCCCATGATCTGTCCTTCCCACCATTTCGCTGCCACTGCTGTACCGGCAGCGTTAGCGGAACCCCGCATTTGGTGGCCGTGTGTCATCCCGACGTTGACGCCGGAGGCTTCTATGACGAGTGTGAGGCCGTCACGGGCGTAAGCAAACTCGACACCCTCGTACCGGTCCGGGTTCGCGCTACAGGCTTCGTCTACACCCTCGATGATGGCCAAAGACAGGTTGTCATCAGGGGTGGTGATCGATCTGTTTCCGCCACCCCGCACTTCCCCGTGGTTGCATGCAACGGCGGTCACCAAGACGGGGTAACCGTCACGTGTGAAGTCGTCGATCAACCCGAAGATGAGGCGACGAGCAATCCGCATCTGGTCTCGTAACCCGAGGTCTACGGTCCGTTCTTGGGAGGCGTAATGGCCTGTGATCCCTTCGATCAGGTCGCCGGTGTTCGCTAACACTACCCGTTCCGGGCGTCCTTCTGTGCGTTCGATCGCTCGGAGGCGTGTGCGGGCGGCAGCGAACGCGTCCGTGAGTCCATCTACTGTTTCCTCACTTGACCCGTCGGGCCCGGCTTTGCCGATCTGCCAGTCGTTCATTGACACGACGAAATCGGCTTCGAGGGTGTCTGTGGCAGGTTTGCGGGGGGTTAGGGGTTTACGTTTGCCGGCGATACGCACGAGTTCGTCTACGTCGGCTGTCTGGACTGTGCGGTCAACGATGCGGGCCCGGTAGTAGCGGAGCCGTTCAATCTGGCCGCCGCCCACGTTGGCGTCCCAACCCCTGACTTGCACGCTGCCGGGCACAATCTGCTGCCGAGCCGGATCAAGCCCCCAATCCCGGATGAGTTCAGCCCACACCCCAGCATCCGGCTCCACCGGCAAAGGCCCCGTAGTTACCTCACCCGTCCCACTCTCAGTGTCATACGAATAGCCAGGTTCCCAACCGGGCGGTGACTTCCGAACCGGCTCTTTCCGAGGCGGATTCTCCAACATGTCCGAAATGCTGGTCACGCCGTGAACCCGCACTGGCAAGCGCCACGGCGATGCCGCCGCACCGAATGCTCCGAAATCTGATGCCCCTGACCCCGCAACACCTGCGCAATATAGGTGCCAGGATACGTGTCAGTATCGTTGAGGGCACGCTCCACCGCCTTCATGTCTTCCTCCGTCAGCCCGTTAAGGATGCGCCCGAGGCGGCACGATACCCCCGCCTGTTTCGGTACCCGATCTGGTTGCAGCATGTCCGATATGGTGTTCATGCAGGCCAAACGTAGCATGATGCGGTCTAGATCGGCGGGTTCTCGCGTTCATCGATGATGGTTTCGTACACGTCAAGGACCGCCTCGATCTCGCTGGTGAGCCATCCGGCAGCCTTCTCCACCCCTTCGGGTTTCGAAATATCCCAGTCGGCCCACAACGTCACCCCAAGACCATCCAGGTGACGGCGGGCTGCTTCCAACATGCGCGGATCGCCAGCCATGATCATTCCAATACGGTGTACAGCAGACCGGTCCGGTGATGCTCCGGCATATGCGGTGGCGACACCGCCGTCACATATGTTTCACCCGATGCATCAACCCACGCCGCGACCGCAACCCATTCCGACAACATCACCGGCTCCTCCACATCAGGCCAAAACCCGTCCGGAACCGCTGTAGGCCCAAACATGACGGCACTATTCTGGATCGCCGTCTCGATCTGGTCGCAAGCTTCCTCAGCAGCACTCAATCTTCTATCTCGATCTCTGGGAGAGGCAGGAACGGTGTATCCGGCAACTCTATACCCAGGTAGTCGGCGGCAGCCTGCTCCGAACCGGTAGCGTCCGCGATGTTACGTGCCGCCTCCGTGTTCTCACGGTTGATCCGGTCCACCTCATCCGTAGCATCATCAACCGGGAACCCGGCAGCGACAAGCATCAACACAGCGGTCTGTGTAGACATCACCTGGGCCTGACGGGCCTGCGCCACCAACTCGACAGTCTCGGACCGGTTCGACGGCAGGAACGAACCATAGGTGATGCGTGCCGCCGGTGACGGCCCAGGCTCCACCGCGCCTGCTGCCTGAGCCAACCGGTACGCAAACTTCAACATCAACCGATGTTTCGATTCCCGAGCCATCCGCAACGTCCCGACCGTCTGAGCAAACGGGGCATACCGCAACATGATCGCCACCCCCGACACCCCCGAATCCTCATCGACACGCCCAACCAGCTCGGCGGGCATCCCGGCGACCTGCCACAGGCGGTCCTCGAGCCGGTCGGCGGCAGCCAACAGCTCCGGCACCCCTGCCGACAGATCGAGCACGTCCATGCCGCCCTGCTCGGACCCCGTTTTCATGAGGCGACCTGGCATCACCTGGTCCCCCACGTCTGCCTGCACACCTTTCGCGAAGATAGTGGGGTTCGACAGGTACCGGGTTGCCTGCATCACGTCTCGGTCATGCAACGCCACATCGTCCAGCACTTGCAGCACATTCGCTAAACTTGACTGGCCCCATGTCGTTTGTGACGCCGGCGTGTTCGGTGTATGCACCACCGGAATAAAGTCGATGTTTAGGTCACGGTTGTAATGCACCCATTCGGCACGGTCGGTTGGGAAGTCACGCAGTTTCTCGGTTGTGATATCGGTGCGACGCCACACCCCTTCCGAAAATAGGCATGTGTGAAGCGATGGGTCATCGGTGTCGGTGTGCCACGGGTACCAACGCCCCACCACTGCACCGTCGGCTGTGTCCACCAGCGTTTCGGTTTCCCCAAGCAACGGGGTTGTCGACGGGGCACCTTCCGCATCGATCCACACTGTTTCGCCGTCGACCGTGTCGGTACGCATATCGGAGATAGGGACGAGCTGCCACGTGAACCGGCGCACGAACACTTCGGAACCGCCACCCGGCTCCTCCACCAAAAAGTCCCACGCGATGTCTACCCGGTCAGGGAAATCGGCTGCGTCATCATCCGACAGCACCGGAAAATAGCCGTCCGGTTGCACCACCGACAGTTTCGGCCAATCCCCTTCTTGGGGCCACAGCACCATCACGGAATCCCCCAACCCGACCTCGGTCTGTGTCGCCTCAACGATGCGGGCATCAACTTGCCGGCGGGTCATCCACTTACGGAGGTCACGTTGCGCCTGCCTGGCCGCAGGCTGACCCTCCACCAACGCTTCCCACTCCGACAACGTTTCCTCAACCGCCGCTTCCCACGCCGCCAACCTAGCGTTATAGATACGTTCATCGAGCGGGGACGCATCCGCGTCCGGCTCCGAGGGCGGGGGAGGCAGCGACGGGCCACGGGACAGATCGTCACCGGCCCCATCGACCGACACAGCCCAATCCGACCCCAACACGCCAGACACAACCCGGTCCCGCAGCAACGCAGGGTCACCGTACTCGCGATGTTGGCCCCGAGCCGACTCAGACCCCAACAGAGACCTAGCAGCATTCGCCAAATACAACGACAACGTGTAATACGCCGAAATACGTTCCGGATCAGTCGGGTCAGGAAACCATGTCGGAGTCACCAACGACTGCTCAGGACGCACCAACGTCGACTTATACGACAACGGCGTCCACGGCGACACCTGCACAACATCGTTAGACATAACAGAAACCTTCCCCCAAATGGGATAGATGGCAGGGATGCATCACGTCACCTACTGTGGTCCAACGCCGCATTCTGATACTGCACATTAGATGAATGTTGATTGTTTAACATTAGGTCAGTAAATGCCCACACCAAGGCGTCGAGACGGTCCGGTGAATCCCCGTCGTCGGGGACCCAAGTAGTCAACTGGTCCTCCAAAGCTTCGAACTGGCCTGCGTGTGAGACACGGCCGGCTTCATAGAGGGCCGCTACGGGTTCGGCGCGTGTCCGTTTCCCACGTGACGCCCACACTGTACGGACCGGCACAGTCGGGTCATGGCCACGCAACACTGATTCCACCATGTCGCCACCGTTGTTACGTTCCGCCACGATCATGTCGGCCTGAAACTCGCGGTACGCCTGGATCGCACGTGCAGCCCACTGCTCCGGGGACACGCGGCATGACCGGTCCGCCAACACGTAGCCACGCCCGTCGTAGCCACGGCCTGCCACAACAATACCGGTCTCATCTGAACCCGGTTTCGCTGACGCTGCCGGGTCGATCGCTACCACAACACGCGACATGCCGCCACCACGATCTGGAGCCAACGGGCCGACATGCCGAATCATTGACCAATCCCACAACGCCCCTTCCACTTGGTCGATGGCGTCCCAATCCCCCGTTTCCATCGCCAACCGCAACGCCCTATCAGCGACAGCACGCAATTTCGCACGATACGACGGGTCCCGCTCCAACAACGCAGGGTTATCCTCCAGGCGGGCAGGCACATACACCCGCCTCGTCGGGGCCTCCCCCTCGACGACGGCACGGGCACCCCACACCACATGAGGCCCCGGCGTCTCCGACCCTTCCGCCACAACATCCGGAGACGGTTTCACCCACCGCGCCTTCACCCACCGATGCCCCACCCCGCCAGGGTTAGCTGTAGCCACCATATGCGGCCTCACCCCCACCGTAGGAGCACGCACACGCGTCGACATAAACTCCCACTGCGACTCAACAAACTCGGTCACTTCTTCAAACGCTACGAATCCGTATTCGGCACCCTGATACCGGTGCACCGATTCGGCACGCTCTAAATGCCCAAATTCGAGAACCGATCCGTTCGGGAACGTGAATGTGTGTTCGTTGGCGTTAGGTTTCGCACGGCCTGTCAACAGTTCGTGTGCACGTGGGAGGAGGGAGCGGGCGAGGGACGGCATGACCCGGCGAAAGATGATGCCTCTGTTCCCTGGGTGTAATTCCATCTGGGTTATAGCGTGAGCCAACAACCAAAAGCTTTTTCCACCGCCAGCGCTTCCTCCGAACAGTAATTCGTCAACCTGCCCGATCAGCCGTTGCGCTTCCGCCTGTTTCGGCTGCAACACAATCCCATAGTCGCTCAATACTTCATCGACACTACGGGTTTCAGGCCCAACCGGGATCGCGTCCAACAGAGACTGCAACGCTATAGGTGGCAACCCGTCCAGTACTGCGTCTAACGATTCATCATCTAACCCCACCAAATCTTTAATCAAGGAATCGTTGAGATCAGTCACGATTCTGTTTCAGTGTCACGCAACGATCGGATTCGGTCAGCAACCATGTCCCGCACATCATCAACCTCTACCGTCATCTGTTTACCGAAACCGGTACGATCAAGGATCATTTCGATCGCTTTCAAACGATCCTTCGACAGGTCGGCTTGCTCTAACTCTGAGGTTAGTTGCGTGATTGCGGGATCGACGAGTTCGAGGAGGCGTCGGCGGGCCGCAGCTTTCGCTTGCGGGGACGAACCACCGTGCACCCGACAGACGGTTTGCATACGCATAGCCGGGGCCCGGCAAGGTTCACCTGCCCGATTCGTGGCGGAACACAGCCGCTGCCCAACATTCCCGTACCGTTGCTCTTCCATAGTGTCACCTGCCCTACACAGTACTGTCTATTGGTCTTGTGGGTGAAGGATGCGCCAACCCCCGTCTCCATTGAGGATCACGGATGCAGCCGGGTTCTCGTCAAGGTATCGGGTTGCTTCTATCAATACTTTCTTGTGACGGGAACGCCAGGTCTTGTAACGGGCCCCTATCCGGTCAGGGTTGTTTCGGTCACGTATAGCTTCACGCATCTGGTGCACAGACCACCTGTTGGCAGACGCTTTCTGTAACCATTCGCTGCGGTCCTCACGTTTCGCTACCTCTTTATGATGTGTCCACGACAAATCCGGAAACCGGGCCTCGGACGGATAGGTGCGGGTCAACACCAGAGCAGCCATCAACGTGGGACGGTCGTCAATATCCCAACCTTCAATGTTCTGTAATAGTTCAGGGATGCGTTGCGGGTCATGACCGATTGACGCCCACGCCAAATCGCCTATGAGCCAGCGGGTCGCAGTAGTGATACGCCGTGTTTCACGTAACGCATGCAATGCCGCATCCGGTTCGACAGGTGCAGCCAACCCGGTACTCCCCACTTGGATACCGGGCAGCTGGAGTGGTTCTATGCTCGACATGGCCCTAACAGATGTCGAGCTATTAGATAGGTAGCAGTAAATGCTGCACCCGCAACCAATATTGCGTTCGCAGTCATGTAAGCAACAGTTTCGTTATATGACATACAGCATTCCCTTTCTTTAGACGGTTACACCGATAGTTTGGCTGATACTGTAGAGGGACGCAGCGGTAGCGCAGGGTTCACATGTGCAACCTCTCGCATAGGTTTCACGGGTGCCATGTTTAGCGTTGTCGCCGTATGAAGCCAACAGTTCCTTCTGTTCACTTGTGAGGCGGTGGCCGTCGAGTGAAGCGAAATGTGCTTCCGCAGCGTCATCGTAGAGGTTCTGTCTAGCGGCTTTCCGTAGTGCTCTTCGCCTAGCCGTTCCCGCTCCACCCCAAATACCGTCACTCATCCTCAACTCTACCGCTTCCCGCAAACATTCTTGCCGGATAGGGCATTGTTGACATATCCGTATTGCTTCCGCCCCATGGTTCGATTGGCCTGGGGCACGTGTCGGGAAGAACAGGGCTACCGCTTCTTTCGGGGTGACCCCTAGCCGGGCGGGATCGCAGGCGGCCTTGGTGATGTCCACGCACGAAACGGTAGCACGACTATTCTGATTTAGACCGCAACTATTGTTTCGTCACTTGTTTCAAGCAGCTGTTGTTTCTCTTTCGGTCCCATGCGGCGGCGCTCTTTCTGGGTGGTGCCGGCCCACACACCGGGGCCGGCCCAATCCATCGGGGACCCCAGAATGTGTTTCACACACTCGGTATAGTCTGGGCAGATGCTGCAGATGCGGCGGGCCTCCCGCACATGATGTGCTGTCGGGCCGGCCATCGTCCGTGCCTCCCCTGCACAAGCCGGGTTAGCTGGACGGAACAGGGGTGTCAGCATCCAGTCGTATGGGTCCCGGATCATCTCGTTACTCAAAACGGGTCCTCTCCTGACACCTGCGGAGCCTGTCGCGGTGAGGCCCCAGTGTCACGTTCAATCTTCTGTACCTGAGCGGTGGCCCAACGCAACGACGGTGCAACCTCGTCCGCCACAACATCCACCTTAGATCGTTTCTGCCCTTCGCTATTCTCCCATGACGACTGTTCTAAACGGCCAGTCACCACAACACGAGTACCTTTCGGAATCGACTCGGAAACATTCTCTCCCAAACTAGCCCAAGCCTTCACGTCAAAGAACGATGTTTGTTCTTCCCATTCATTCGTTGAACGGTTCCGCCAACGCCGATTCACCGCCAAACCGAACGACGCCACAGACGACCCAGACGGCAAATATTTCAATTCAGGGTCACGTGTGACGTTTCCGACAAGTGTAACATTACTAGACATAGCTTCTTTCCTCTTTACTGTTAAATATGTGTTTCGGGGCACGTGAGTGGGCAGCCTGGGAACGTAGCAGGAGCATCGTCATAGTCAGTGCCACGCCATAGTTTGTAGCCGTGCCGACGCGCCCAATCAGGATGAGTCTCGATCGCACCGTGGCAGCCAGTCATGTTCCCATGGCCACACACATGCACAAGTAGCACCGGATGATGCGACCCGTCACCGGAACGGCCGGCTCTATGATGCGTCTCTGTCGCTTGCCCAGAACACACCCCGTCGATGCGGGCCTCACATAGCCCGTTTGAGCGTTGCTGCACCGCCGCTTTACCTGCCACCAGGGCCGGGGAGTCACCCGCCCATCGCCTTACGCTCTTGCGGGGCGTCGAGGGTCTCTCTTGCGCCGCAATCAGCTTCCCGAGACGATCCGCCGCATCCGACACGAGCCCGGCTTCACGAACCTCAAGAATCAGTTGAGACACCAGGACACGCTCTGACCTGTTCACCCAACCATCCCCTCAAGTCTCGACCAGCCCTGCACCGGTTCAACCGCTTCACCCGACCCTCGGCATACACAATCCTTCCCGTGCAGTTGACTGTACGTGCATGGGCCCGGCCCGTCTGCCCCGATCAGATGCGGGTTCCACCGCGACTGCTTGTTGATAGCACGATCCACCGTCCCAGCAACTCTACGCAACGCAGCCTGCTCCCCCGGCCCCAAATCCTCAGTCAACACCGCCAACTCGATCACACAAGTTAAATCTATGACCTGCTGTTTAGTTAAACTCATCCTACGCTGCCTCAAACCATTCAGGACAGAGAAGCGACGGATGAAACCCGATCTGGCACGCAACCCTGTCAGCAGTCCACGTATTCAACCCACCTGTAGACCACCTGGCAATAGTGCGACTAGTTACATTCAGACGGTCCGCTAACTCTGTATGGCTCATCTCTAAATATTCATGGCTCATCTCTAAATATTCTCGCACCGGGTCGAACGGGTATCTCATTGCCGTTCCAATGATGATGCCAGGAGGGCGTGGGCGGCATCCGGGTGGCCGGCCTCCAACAGGTTAAGTGCCCGCCGCACATCTACTTTCAACCGCATGTTCAATGTTAGATTAGAGTCTAACGTTGAACGCACTGTTCTTTCGATTGTTTCTAGTTGGGTGTGGGCCGTCTCGAATGCTTTCTCGATCTGTTCAGTCATGGTTTCCTTTCCATCCCGTCGAGTTCGTCGCGTATCTGTTGCCACAGCGACTCTGACTGTTCTCGGTCACGGTTGATGCGGGATTCGGCCCATAGGAGCCAGGCGACCCACACGAGGGTTGTGGCGAGCGGCGGCAATATCACGATACTGTTCATTGCTTCCTCACCCTTGTTAGAAGATTTCACCGAACTTGCCGAGTTCGCTGGTTTGCACAATGTAGCCGGAATCGGCATGTATCGCATATGTGGTTTCGTCCAGGACTGCGGCGATGGTGGCGACAGTCAGGTCTCTGTTGCGGTCGGGTTGCCACGTCACTGTTTCATGCAACCGGTACCGGGGGGCCACTGTGATCCCGCCTTTAGCGGTGAGCCCCATACCAGCCAGAATGCGTTCAGCGATTTCGATGCGTTCGTTCTCCTCGAACCGGACTGCTAGTGACGTGTCCGGTGTCGTGAACCCGTAGCCTTGGTGTCGGTGGGTTTCGATCCGGATGTTGGTGGGGGCAGCGATCAGGTCGGTTTCGTTCTGGTTGCTGGATTCGTAGGTGTGGGCGATGGTGCCGTCTTCGTAGGTGTAGTTCATTGCGTGGAGGTTTCTCGTCGTATCTGGTTGAGGCGGAATCGGGATAGGCCGGCTGCTTCCCCAACGTCTTTGTAGGGGTGTCCTTCTGCGAGTAGTTGGGTGATGAGTGTGTTTCGTGCTTGCCGGTCTGCGTCGGCCCGGTGTTGGGCGTTGTTCATGTCGGCAACGATTTGGGCTAGGGCCGTGTAGGGGTCTGTCATCGGTTCCTTTCTGTGAAGGGTGAGGGGCCCCTCGTGGTGTTCGAGGGGCCCCTTGTGTGTCAGTTCGTGGCGAGGATTTTCCATTCGTTGTGCTGGCCGAGGGTCCCGGTGCGGATCAGCGTTTCGACTGCATCCTCTGGTCCTTCGACGATCTCGTGGAGTTCGTCTTCGGTGACGGTGAAGGTCTCGATGATTGCAGCGCCGGGGCCGTCTTCGGTGGTGGGCTCGTAGCCGGTGATGTGGTTGACGGTGTAGGTGGTTTCGGTGGTGTTCATTGTTCGGGTTCCTTTCCCTGTCCTTGTTGTGTACCACTATACACACTGTGTAGGGGGGTTGCAACCCTTTCCGTCAGAAACTCTCCCCGGCCCCCTAACAGGCCACCTAACGCCCCGAACCCCCATTCCGGACCTGGACACAGCCAAACCCGCCAGAACGCCTCCTGCGGCACGCTAGACCCCTATACGGCCATCACAGAGGGTCAAACCGATCCGCAGCAGTCCTCGAGCCCGCCCCACCGCACGTCGAACACAAATAGACGCTATTCGCAGCGGCCCGATACTCGGCCCACTTCTCCGGCGACACGTCCGCAACCGAATCGTCCTGCCCGATCCCGACAGTGTGCCGAGCCCACCTGTCCGAAACCCACACGAAACCGCCATCACAGCCGTCGTTCCCACAATACCTGCCCCGACTCATGACCGGCCCCGCAGATCGTCGCCCGCCAGCCGTGCAGCCACCAGACCGTCGGAGAGCCTCGACCAGACACGTGCACCCACCGCTTCCCGGAAGCCTTCAGCAGCCAGATTCGTGGTCACCACTGTTGCGAGCTCATGCTCCCACCGATGGTCAACAAGTGTGTAGATGCGGTCTAGTGCCCATTCGGTCGAATGTTCGGCTCCGAGGTCGTCGATGAGTAGCACCGGCACATTCGCCCACCGGTCGGTTGTCCCGCCGGGTCGCCCAGCGTCGATGTAGACGGACGCGGAGACTCCGGCAACGGTGATGCCTCGTTCAGCGATGCGATGCAGCGTCGCCCAGGCGGCCCATGTTTTGCCGGTGCCGACGGGGCCGGCGATGATGAGTGTATCTTTCGGGTGGTCGCCCCATGAGGCGAGTTTGTCGCGGGTATCAGGGTCTAGGCCATCGAGGGACGCGTCACGGAACCGTGGCGGCACCGTTTTTCTCCATCGTTCGATGAACTCGCGTTGGTGCGTTGTCGTTTCGCCGGGGCCGCTGGGTGTTGGGGTGTTGGGGGCGATGGCGAGTGCCCGCCGGGTGAGGTAGTCGCCTATCTGGACTGGTTCGGGGGTGGTCATGTGTTGAGCCATTCGTCGGTTACGTCGCCGGAGGGTAGGTGGCGGATGTCGTCGCCCATGAATCCGGGTTTCTCACCGACACCGCGGCGTCGGGGTGGGAGTGGGGTGTTCCATGCTTCAGCGTTGAGCCACGTCTTCGGCAGCTTCATGTATCGGGTTTCGATCCCGGCGGTCGTGTACTCGCGGGCCGCGTCGATGACTGTCGCTGCCGGGGTGGTGCGTGTCGCTTTCCGCCATGCCCGTTTGGTACCTGGTTTGTCATCGTACCGTTTGGCGTCGAGCCAGAGCTGCCAGAACTCGTCGAACCGGTCGGTCGAGTCATGTTTCGGTTTCGTTGATTTGTCTCCGGCACCGAAAAGAGAATCTGCCGCATCGTCAGATGCGGTTCCGTTTGCAGCGGACGACGGCGGAGCGTCGGATGGGGGGCAAGGGGGGTTCTCGTTCCTTTGGCTTTCATTCACATTGCTATCGTTTACCGCGTTATTCAACGCGGGGGGCACGCGCTCCCCAACGCGGGGGGCCCCACGCTCTAGAACGCGGGGGGCGCGTTCACCAACGCGCTTAGAGCGGACGTGGTAACCGTCGCTTGTCCGCGCACCAGAACCCAAATACCGTTTCGTTCGAATGATCCACCCACGTTCTTCCAGCTCTCGAAGCGGACGCTGGATAGACCGCTCGGAGACCCCAGTGAACTGGGCGATCCTCCCGTGACTAGGGAAACACGATTCCGGGTCCAGCCCGTGACGCACAAGAACCGCGTAGACGCGAAACGCCAAATGTGACAGGTCATCATCGTAGATGACGTCCTCGGGCACCATCGCAAACTTGATGTCAGTTGTCGTGTGCGGTGTTTCTGAGTGGCTCACTTGGTCTGCCCCCCGAGTAACACGCCCCAGTTCAGCCGGTGAACGTCACTACCAAATTTACGTTCCAAGCCGAACGGGTCTGCTATACTTCGTGCCATCCGAACCTCCTTGCGGGTTCTGATCATGCCCCCGGACGTGGCAAGCGTCGCGGGGGCCTATTCGTTACGGGACAACGAATCTTACCAGGTCACCGATCCGCCCACGACACCCGAAACCCCGCAGCAGCAGCACCCCACTCATCCGACGCCACATGCGGATCATCGTAAAGACCCTCAGCAAACCCCTCCGTAATCTTCACGGCCAACGTCTCTGCCGTCCGATAATCGAGTCCCCGACTGAACGCCCCAGCCGCCACCAACGCAACCACGTCGTGATCTCGGAGCGTCTCCGCCAGAGCATCCAACACGACTGCCCTGTTCACGGCACGCACATTTACACCTTCCATCATAAATCCTTCCACTAGTTCCTGCCCGGTCATGCGACGCCCCGGCGGGCCTCGTAGGCCTCCCCGAGGTTCTCTGCCGCATCGAGAACGAGCTCGAGCATGACGGTCGCATCCTCAATGTCGGCCGGGTTGTTGGTGGCAGCAGCGGTATCGCAGGTGACTGCAGCCCCCTGCATCGCGAGCAACAGATCGTCCCACAGGACAGCCATACCGGTGTCGGGCGGTTCGGGGAGTGCTGCCCCACCGAGCCCGGCATCCGCCATAGCGTCACAGGTGGCCTCCAGTGGCAGGTCGACGGCGTACTCGAGGTCTTCCCCGAGCGTCACCATGTGAGGCTGTGCAACGGTTTCCCACCACCGGTCAAGCTGTCTGCCGGGGTCAGCGGTCGTTGTTGTAGGGGCGACGGTCGTCGTTGTTGTTTCGGCAGCCGTCGAGGTTTCGGGTTCAACCATCTTCCCGTCGTTTGTTGCGGTGGTTCCGCATGCACTCAACGCGACAGCACCAGCGATGGTGACGGCAACAATCTTCTTCTTCACTTTCGGGTTCCTTTCCCTATTGGTTTCGTGGGGTCCGTCTTTCGAACCCCAACACCATGTGTAGCACACTACACGCATCGGGTCAAGTGTGACCTTCCTCGAACTCCCGCACCCACGCTGTCGCCTCCGCCCCCCGGTCCGCAGACAAACTCGCCGGCGGCACCCCGAACCGGTCCATCCACGCCTGCTTCACACCGCCCCCCAAACGATCCATCGTCGCCACCAACGCCTCCGCAACCTCACCAGGGATCACAGGCCCCACCGGGGCCGCCGGAGCCGCAGGAGAACGTTCATACGACGACGCGTCCGGGTCCGGTTCATCCGTCGGGATAGCCAACACCTGCAACAAACAAGTCCGGTACGCAACCGAATGCGCCTTCGCAGTCGCCTTATCCCCCGAATCCATCGACTCCGCCACCACAGTCGAATCAACAAAGTCGCCCGCCGGGCCATAGAACCGATACGTGATACGGACAGTGCATTGCCGCATCTTCGTTTGATTACGCCCAACCGACACTTCGTCGTATTCGGCAGACTCAACTATCGGTATCGGGACAACACCGTGCTGCCTAAACACAGGCCCGACAGTGTTGATGACAGCATCAATACCCCGAAAGTTGAAGTTTTGGGCAGCATTCTTTTCCCGTTTCGCGACATGCCCCACGTCACGCATAACCGCACCGAGGGTCTCATAGATAGTTGGGTGTTCACTCACTGGTCTGTTCCTTTTGTGTAGCGATCGGTTCTTTAGTAACGGCCTGTATCTGTGCCCATTCCAAGAAACCATCAACCGTAGGGTTTCCGGTTTCGGCAGCATAAACGGGCCATTGCGGTAACTGTTTGATTAGTTCAGTGTCGCTGTTCATGTTTCGTCTTTGGTTGGGGTTACGGTCCATGTCACGCCGCCTTCCCGCACTGTCACACCCGCCACCTGCTCCCCATCGGCAGAGGCCGCCAGAAGCGACCCGTCAGCGTCAACGACCTTCACAGCGTCACGCAACTCGGAGACCTTCACACGGGCCGTAACAGCCTTCTCATACAACACGGGGTCATGGTGGCGGAGCCATTCGGCCACAGAGTCGTTGTCGACAACTTGGATCGCCGGTTTCGTAGAGCGTGACCGCACCTGCCCCGACGGTAAACTCAACGTCTTGTTTCGTTTCGGGTCCTCGTCCCGCAACTGTTCCGCATACCGGATCAGCTCGCTCTCAAGGCGGCCCCTCCGATACCGAAACGATGCCGATTCTTTCGTTGCCCAACGGTCAAGCCGTTCCACATACGTTTCGTATTGTGTCTGTATCTCGGTTTCTGCCGCAGCAAGTTCAGCGACTTTGGCTAGCGCCCATTCGGCATCGGCCTTGTCCGTGATACTCCACGGCAACGGCTGGCCGTCCGGTGTCGCATCAATGGTGTCGTCGCTGATCGGTTCTTCGTCTGCCGCCAGGTACGGCGGGATACGAGAGCTCATGTCGGGTTCCTTCCTTTCAAGGGTTTCGGGGGTGGTCAGGCACCCTCCCCAACCACTCGATGTGCACCCTACTACACGCCATCGGGGGTTGCAACCCCAAAAACAGGGGAGCCGCCCAGCGGGAAAGGAACTAACCTCCGGGCGGCTCAACCCTACAGAAGGGGCCGGCAGCGGGTGGGTGGACCACCGGCCCCAAACCAAACTATATCATCTTCACTCAGTCACACCAAACATCCACTAAATAATCCGGGTCATTTGCAGACAAATCGGCTGCCTCACGAACCCGTTCCGCCGCGGCATCCCTCCCAGCCCGAGCCAACATGCCCCGCTCAATCACCTGTTCCATCAACTCGCCGTCACCGACAGCTACAGCATACAGGCCCTCCAAGATGACGTTATCGACAACCGCTGAAGCCAAATGCAAATCGGACGCGACTTCGGATCGGCATGCGGCGGCAGCCTCAGCCCGTCTTGACGCATCCACCGAATCACGGGTATCAACCAGTAGCGGTAACGACGCTGCAGCCACTATCAGTGTGATAGCGCAGAGCGTAGCGGTAGCGGCGACAATCCAGCGCAGAATAATGTCCTGTCTTCTCGGGGTTGTCACGCCCCTACCCCTGCCGTAATCAGGATAACGATGCAGGTTGTGGCTACTGATATTAGGAGTCCGACCATCGCCCACAACATTTTGCCTAAGCGTTGGTTTATTGCTGCGTATGAGGAATCTATCTGGTCCATGTCTGATTCGAGGAGGCGTACTCTTGCTTGTAAGTCGATGCCTTCCCGTTCTTGGCTTCGTCTACGCATTACCTGTCGCGTTCGAGTTTGTCGAGGCGTTCCCCGATGTCGTCGAGTTTGACGCCGAGCCCTTTGATTAGTTCGTTCTGAATCTTGTTTTTGCGGTCCACGTAGGCTTTATCAGCCTTCTGGAGGTCCCGGATGCGTGCCCCGAGTTCTTTGATGATCTTGTTCTGAGCCTTGTTCTTTTTGTTGATCTCTTTACGGATTTTGGCGGCTTCGGACACGGTGAGTCCACCTTTCTTGGGTTTGCCGGTAAGGATTTCGTTTGTGCGGCGGTTGATGGCGGGGATTTGTGCGTAAAGGTGTCGTCCTGGGCATGACGTTTGAGCTACATCACGGTGCCCGCCCGTGTAGCCACGGCAGGTCCACCAGCCCTGCCGGTAGCCGTGGGCGGCGAGCTGTGCGAGGCCCTCGATGAGTGCGGCCGGTGGGGGGTGGTCCTCAAAGTTTCCGATAGCGCAGACGGCGTGTGACGAGGTGTTGTAGCCCTGTGTGTGCCCGCCCGCTACGTATGCGCCTCGGCCGGTCCAGGCTCGCCCATCGGTGGAGGCGAGGAAACTGTAGGCGATGTCCTGCCAACCGCGTGAATCCATATGGTAGTTCTGGATTGAGCGGAGGATCGCCGCCGGCGGGGTGGTGCCGGTGACGGAATGGTGGAGGAACAGAAGGCCCGTCGGGCCGATACGGGCGACGCTTTTCGGGGGCCGGGCGTTCCAGGCGCTGCGGGGCTCGATCCTCATACGTCAATCTCGTCTTCGTGCGGTTCGTCGTCGTTGTCGGGGTTGATGTCGAGGGCTTCGAGGAGTCCCTCGAGCTCACCGTCGTCGTCTGTGTCGAGGGTCCAAGGGCCGTCCAGGTCCAGGTCCAGGTCATCGGCTTCGGGGAGGCCCGCGGCGATCGAAGTGAGTACCGATAGGAGGCCGGCTAGGACCGCACCGGACACGACGGCCCGCCAATCGACATCATGCAGCACAGTGGCTGTGCCGATGAGTGCTACCGCTGTTTGCGCGACGGTGCGGGCCGCACGGATGCTGGCTGCACGAATGAATGTGGTCATTGTTGTTTCTCCTTGGGATTCGTATTAGTGCGTTTTCGTTCTAATAACTACGAGACCAGAACCGCCGTCCCCGAATTGGCCGATGCCGCCGCCTCCTCCTCCGCCTGTATTCGGGCTGCCGTCCTCGCCGATATCACCACCGCCACCATTACCACCACCAGAACCACCAAAACCGCAACCGCCGCCGCCGTAAAATGTGGACGAACTAAATGGTGACGGTGCCCCGTCCCCCCCGTCACCGCCCCGCCACTCATCGGCAGAATCTAGGTAGACATCACCGCCATCTCCACCCGCTCCACCGCCGCCACCACCTTGTGGCGTTGCCGCAGACGCGGGGGCACCTGCGCCCCCGTTGCCGCCGTCCGAACCTGCGCCACCGAGGGCATCCTCGTCACCGTCGATGTACCCGCCCCCGCCACCTGTGGTGCCGTCTCGCCCATCTGCGTCGCCACTGTAAGCGGGCACATCTAAAAACCCGCCCTCCCCGGCCTCGCCACCGACAACCAGCGTCCCGAGCGACGACCGGCCCCCGGGGTCAGCCTCCGATGGGGCCCCCGCGTCTGCACCGGCACCACCGGCCCCCACCGTCACCTGCTGATCCGAGTCGATCTGAACCTCGGGAACATACCAGACCATTCCGCCACCGCCGCCACCGACCGCACCACCGGCCCCGCCGTCGACGACGAGGACGTCAGCGATCCCGGCTTGGAGCACCTCGAGTGTGCCGTCGTCCTCGAACCGGTGGAACCTATACCCGTCCTCGTCGGTGACGGTCCCGCCGCTGAATACGCCGTAGCCGGGCTCGGTAGGCCACACCTTCTGGTCGCCCAACATGACCCGGGTCACCGGCCTGTCACCCCACGACAGCCGTGTCGGCTCCTGCCCGTCGAAAGAGAGCCCCATCAGTCGTCTACCACCACATACAACGTCGAGGAATCCGGGGTAGTGATGTCGTCGAAATCGTCCTCAGTAATCCCGATTATCTCGGTGATCCCGTCCCCCGTCACCAGATCGGTAGCGTCCTCGAGCACGTAGTCGCCGTCGTCGGTGACGACCATCTGCCCGTCCGCCTCAGATGAGGGGTCGGGTAGCCATGTGTCACCGTCTGCCCCGTCCTCGCCGTCCTCGCCCGGATCGCCTTTTGGACCCTTCGGCCCTTCGGGTCCTTCAGCACCGTCGGCCCCGTCGTCACCTTTCGGGCCCCTTGGGCCTTCGGGCCCTTCCGGCCCTTCATCCCCATCTGCCCCGTCTTCGCCGTCTTCGCCCGGATCGCCTTTGGGGCCTGTGTCGCCCTTCGGGCCTTCGGGTCCTTCTTCGCCGGGATCGCCTTTCGGGCCACGGTCACCCGGATCACCCTTGTCTCCCTTGGCGCCGTCGGTTCCGTCGGTTCCGGGGTCACCTTTCGGCCCCACCAGTGACGCGAGCCAATCCGTCTCGTCACCGGTGTACCCGTCCTCGACCGCGACCTGATACGCCGAGAGCCCCGGATCACCCTGCGGGCCACGCTCACCGTCGACACCATCGGCACCGGGATCGCCCTTCTCACCGTCCGGACCAGGATCGCCGTCGTCGCCTTTCGGGCCACGCGGCCCCTCCGGGCCTATGTCACCGGGGTCACCTTTCGGGCCCACGAGTGAGTCGAGCCACGCCGA